GCCAAGAAACGGGCCTTACAGTGGTGATTCCCAGCTTTTATAAGCTCAAGCATCTTCCTGCTCTTTTAGAGTCGAAAAGCAACTGGATCTTGGGCAAGCTTACAAGGTACGGGCAAGTCCAATCGCTTTCTGACGAAAAGGAACCCAAAAGTGGCGACACCATTTCTTACCTTGGCCGAAATTTGGAGGTGGTAAAACGACAAAACCGCAGGAACGCTAACAGCATAAAGCTGGAGAGGAACAGGCTGGTAGTGGCCATTGGATCAGCGAGCAGTAGATTGAATTTGATACTGGAGCAGTGGTATCGAATGCAGGCCGCGAAACTGATAAGGGAGAGGGCGAACAAACTGAGTGCTCGCTTGGGGCTCACCTATAACCGAATTCTCATACGAGGGCAGAAGACCCGTTGGGGTAGCTGCTCCTATAAAGGCAACCTTAGCTTTAACTGGAAGCTTATAATGGCCCCGGAGACTGTCATTGACTACGTCATCATCCATGAGCTTGCCCATCTGAAAGAGATGAACCACTCAAAGAGATTCTGGGAACTGGTAGCTGAACACTGTCCCCAATGGCGTGAGCACAAGAAATGGCTCAAGGATCACGAGACAGAGCTGGCTGACAAACTATCCCGGTAGAAACAGCACTGATTAGACAAAGGCAAGAATAAAATGTTTTAGCTGACACTTAACAAAATAAGCCATTGTGCTATTTACTCAGGATATCTATCTGTGCTTACCGTTTCTTACCTCACCCTTTTTAACGCCCGGTCAATAGCCACCAGGTCAAACTTCTTCGGGTCATACCTTCGGCCAACCCATTCCAGCAGTTCATTATGATCTTCATACTTTGGGTCTGCCAGCGCTTTCAGCAGATGCTCATATCCTGGAGGGCCACCACAGTCTTCGGGCGGACAAGCCCTGGCTCCGGCAATGCAGGCGGGTCCTTCCTCGCCTTCAGCTTCAACAGTGCCGAGCAGTTCGATGTCGTGCCGCCAGCCATCACCCATATCATAGTCGTATATGAAGGACTCGGTTCCACTGGAGAATATTTTATCCAGGGTCATCTTGCGGGAATCATTAACTTCGGAGTCCCACCGTCGGGGATTTTCTCCATACCGCTTCCATTCCACTTCGAATAAATGGAGGTGGTAATTCTTCCAGCCCATAGCCCGCTGTATGAATTTATGAAGCTTGAGCAGGCTGGTGCAGGATAGGATGCGAAGGACACGGTAGATCGGGGGATTGATGTACCGGAGTTGGATTTTGATTTCGTATAGCATGGTGCTGACCTCAAATTAACCAGGTGAGGCTATTTTACACTACAGGATCGATATGGGGAAGTATAATCAATTTATGGCAGATGCACTGCACATTACGCTACTTTGTTACCCTCCCCTAGTCATTCGTTGCCAAAGGTCATACGGACGGAGTAAAATACACATAAATCACTGGTGTTATCAGATAAATATGGTGAGGAGTTAGGTTTGACCGAACTCATCTGGGAAGGGAAATACAATAAGGAAGGCCACAAGGTAGCCCCGCTGCGGGTACGGCTGCCTTTTCAGACCGTAGAGACTGTCAATGAGTCAGTTCAGCAGCGCCAGCGCACTCTTGATTTGTTTTCCTTCGGTCGCCCTGCCGAGTGGCGTAACCGTCTCATCTGGGGAGACAAGAAATACGTACTACCAGCCCTGCTGGACGAATTTGCCGGGCAGGTAAATCTGATTTGCATAGACCCGCCATTCAACACTGGGCAGGATTTCTCCTTCCGTGTTGCAGTCGCTGACGAGGATTTTACTAAAGAACCAAGTATGATTGAGCAAAAGGCGTACCGAGACACTTGGGGAGTGAATCCCGAAGAACGCGCGGCGGGGAAAACACAACTGGATAAGTACCTTCAATGGTTTTACGAGACTGTTGTAATTCTCCATGAGTTATTGGCAGAAAGTGGTAGTATTTTTGTACATGTAGACTGGAGTATATCGGCATATGTAAGAGCTGTTTTAGATGAAATATTCGGTGGGACCAACTGCCGAAATGAGATTGCTTGGTGGTACTACAACAAACTGCAGGGCAATGTTGGGAGATTTCCTAAAAATCATGACACCATTTTTTGGTATTCCAAGGGTATTAAATTCACTTTCAACAAACTTGAAGAAAAACGAGATGAGGCCGAAAGGCAACAAAAGAGGGTTTGGGATAGTGAAACCGGTAGGCTGAAACAAGCTAGGGATGAGAGTGGTAACCTTCTATATTACGAAGTTACAACGAGAACCATAGACGATGTGTGGCGGCTTCCCTATCTAATGCCAGCTGATCGCACTGAGAATGTAGGTTTTGAGACGCAAAAACCTGCCAGACTATTGAGGCGTATTATTCTTGCCGCATCAAACGAAGGGGATTTAGTCCTTGACTGTTTCTGCGGCTCTGGAACAGCTTTGATTTGTGCAGAACAACCACTCTATAATTATATAGAAAAGCATGAGAAGCTAGTTTTGGACAAGCTACAACTGGGGTCTCGGCGTTGGATTGGTTGTGACCTAGGACGCTTTGCCATACACACCACCCGGAAGCGGCTCCTTTCTATCCCTGGAGTCAAACCGTTCGTTGTTCAGAACCTCGGCAAGTACGAGCGTCAACTGTGGCAAACAGCGGAGTTCGGGGAGCATACCGAGGAGAGAGCGCTTGCTTACCGACATTTCATTCTGGAGCTTTATAACACCCGGCCTATTACTGGCTATACTTGGTTACATGGTATCAAAGCAGGACGTATGGTACATGTGGGTGCGGTGGATTCACCGGTCAGCCCCGGCGATATCACTCAGATAGCCGCTGAGTTCAAGCGGGCGGTCGGCACTGGCAAAGAGGCTCCGGCGACCAATGGGGTTGATATACTGGGCTGGGATTTTGCCTTTGAGCTTAATGAGATTGCCAAGCAGCAAGCGGCCCAGGCTAACATCAACATGCGATTCCTGCGCATCCCCAGGGAAGTACTGGAGAAGAAGGCAGTGGAGCAGGGCGATATCCGCTTCTTCGAGCTGGCCGCATTATCCGTGAACTTAAAGCAGGAGGGCCGAACTGTCACGCTAAAATTGACTGATTTTATTATCCCGCCGGATGATGTCCCCGAAGACATACGGCAAACTATCACCAATTGGGAGCAGTGGATTGACTATTGGGCAGTTGACTGGAACAACCGCGATGATACCTTCCACAACGAGTGGCAGGACTACCGTAGCCGCAAAAAGCGGGAACTTCAGAAGGAAGTAAGTCACACGTACGAGGAACCGGGAACCTATATTATCATGGTCAAAGTGATTGACATTCTGGGCAATGACACCACCAAGACACTCAAAGTAGAGGTATGCTGAAATGGTGCGCAAGAGGGTACCCAGGGAGCAACTCGGTTTACTGGAAGCAAGGACGAGGACGGCACCCTGTGTCCCAGCCATCCGTGAAGCCGTGTCCGAGTGGCGGCAGAATGGCTATAAAGGAATCACGGACACCTCTCGGCTGCTGCTGAATTACTGGTTTCATACTGATCACCGTCTTCCCAATGGCAAAGCCTTCAGGTACCACGACTCACAGCGCGAAGCTATGGAGACACTAGTCTATATCTACGAGGCGGCTGGCATTAGGCGACATAAAGACCTACTAGAGAAATACGCTCCTAATATCGCAAACCTACGTCTTCTTCAATATGACGACTTTACCCGGTACTGCATTAAAATGGCGACCGGCAGCGGCAAGACCAAGGTGATGTCTCTTGCCATTGCCTGGCAATATTTCAATGCAGTGGTTGAGGGTCAGAATGACTATGCCAAAGTATTTCTGGTTGTGGCTCCGAATGTCATTGTATTTGAGAGGTTACGAACTGACTTTGCGGGCGGTCATATATTCCGTGCTGACCCGGTGATACCCCCTGAGTTCAAGCTTTTCTGGGACTTTGATTGCTATATGCGTGGTGAGGAAGAACGTGCCAGTTCACAAGGAGCACTTTATCTCACCAATATCCAGCAGTTCTACGAGCGGCCAGATAAAGGGGCGGATGCTGAGACAGACGTGATGACGGCAATGCTGGGACCACGCCCGCCAGCCAATAATCTGGAAGTAGAAGATTTTGACAAACGTATTGCTAAGAGGGGTGGCCCATGCCTAGTGGTCAACGATGAGGCTCACCACACTCATGACGAAGAAAGCGAGTGGAACCGTGTCATCCGTCGCCTGCACACAACCACCCCTGGCGGTCTGTCCGCTCAATTGGACTTTACCGCCACGCCAAGATACAGCAAAGGATCGTTGTTCACATGGGTGATATATGATTATCCCCTTAAGCAAGCTATTATTGACAACCTGGTCAAGCGCCCCATCAAAGGTATTGCCACTGGAATACAGGAAGGTAGGTCAGATATTGCCAGCACCCGTTATCGGGCATATTTAGCAGCCGGGGTAGAAAGGTGGCGCGAATACAGAGACCAACTTATTCCTCTTGAAAAGAAACCAGTCCTTTTCGTCATGATGAACACTACCAATGATGCTAATGACGTAGCTGATCACTTGAGAGTCAAATACCCCGAAGAGTTTGGTGGTGATAAGCTTCAGGTTATACATACAGATAAGTCGGGTGAAGTTACCAAGAGGGAACTGGATATCGCTCGTAAGATAGTCAGGGAAGTCGATGATGCGGAAAGCCCGATCAACTGTATCGTCAGCGTGTTGATGCTAAGGGAAGGGTGGGACGTTCAGAATGTGACTGTTGTAGTGGGTTTGCGCCCGTATACGGCGAAAGCCAATATCCTACCGGAGCAAACCATCGGCCGCGGATTACGCCTAATGTTTCGTGACTTGGGAACCAGCTACACCGAGCGAGTTGATGTTATCGGCAACAAAGCTTTCATCGAATTTGTTGACCAGCTTGAAAAAGACGAGGATATGCAAATTGATACTTTCAATATCGGTGTTGATAAGCTGGTCATTGTCGTTATCGCTCCTGACCCAGATAAGCTGGACAAAGATGTTACATTACCTATTCTCAGCCCAATCCTGGCTCGTAAGAAGACGCTAGCTGAGGAGATAGCCGGACTAGATGTTGCTGGCATGCCCTGTCCTGTGCTGCCTATTAAAGAGAATGATGCTGTCGCTCAGACCTTCAAATATGAGGGCTACGACATCATCACATTGAAAAAACTGATCGAGAGAGATTACACCATACCGGAACCGCAGACAGCTCAGGAAGTCATCTCCTACTATGCTAAACGTATCACCTTGGACGTAAAACTACCCTCTCAGTTTGCTGTGCTGGTTCCAAAGGTCAGGGAATTTCTAGAAACTAAGGCCTTTGGTCAGAGAGTGACTCTGGATGACCCGGTTATGATTAAGGCTATCAGTAGTAATGTGGCACAGTATGTCACGGTCAAAACGTTCGTAGAGACATTGCGAGAGCTAGTTGTTGAGGAACTGACGCCGCATCTTCTTAATAAGGGGCGCAAACTTTCGGAGACTCAACCGTTCCCGTTCTCCAGACCTACCTGTGGAGCACAAAAGACCATATTCAATCTGGTGCCGTGCGATAATGACTTTGAGAAAAGATTTGCCAAGTTCCTAGAGGCTGCTCCTGATATAACCGCCTTTGCCAAACTACCAGAGCAGTTTGGTTTTGTCATAGAGTATACTGATGCGGTGAGCAACCTCCGATATTATGAACCTGATTTTGTAGCGTTTTTATCCAACGATACCCATTACTTGGTTGAGACCAAAGGGCGTGAGGACATTGATGTAGCCCATAAAGACCGGGCAGCACAAATCTGGTGTGAGAATGCTACCCTATTGACTGGCACCGCTTGGGAGTACCTCAAAGTGCCACAGAAGGAATTTGAAAAACTGGAACCCACTCATTTCTCTGACTTGTCAGTATTTGCAAGCAGGTTTTGACAACAAAACATAAGCATGGCCGTTGGAGGCATTAGATTGTATATAAATAGACATGGACATAGTTCCGGTGTAGAATGCTAGCGTGGTTTAGGACTCTGTGAGACCAGAGCAGCGCAGTAAAAGCGGGATTATGAGAGGGCGATGGAGTGGCCATATTTAAAATAACTCAGGCGGATTGCGCTAAGATTCTTGCAATCTCCAAGGAGATAGATCAGGGTGTACGCTGGTCATTCAAAGGAAATGAATCGTGGGTCGAAGCAACTTTACCCGTAAGATCCAAGTGGCCAGGCCGACTGGAACTCCGAATCACTGTCAATACTGAGCTGCCTTCGAAGTATAGCATGAACTTACTGCTGAATCAGGCATATAGGGTTAAGGGATTGGATGTTAATGGTAGCCATTCTAACAAATGCACTGACGGACAAATATGGCTGTGTCAGACGCACAAACATGACTGGTCTGAAGCCTGCCCAGATGGGCATGCTTATACGCCCACCGATATCAGTGGTGACACGATAGAAACCGTCTTAAACCAATTCTGCCAAGAGTGCAATATTGTTTTCAAAGGGTCATTCCGGCCGGTGCCGATGAAGCCAAGAATGACAGGAGTATGAAAATGCAGTGTGGAGAGGTTGTTGAAAAGACGCTCAGCGAGTTGAGTAGTTCTTTCCGATGCATGCCTTACGATAAGGGCCTGTGCATCGTGACGCCTTATCTGTACCCTGACAATGACCTAATTGAGGTCTTTGTAGAAGAATTAACTGGGGGTCTCGTGAGAGTGACAGACTCAGGCGAAACATTACGTCACCTGGCCTCACAAGCTATCGATGTTCTGAATTCGCCAAAAAGACGGTTCATGCTTGAGCAAATAGCAAAGCGTCTTCATGTGGTATTAACTGGTGGCAGATTGGAGAAAGAAGGTACCCCACAAGAGGTAGGGTCACTTTTGCTGGATGTGGCTGCTGCGGCACATGGCGCTGCCGGCTTGGCGTATACATCTAAGGCATATGAGCCAGCGGAGTTTCCAGAGGAAGTGAGCGCGTTCTTGCGAGATAACCGGATTGACCATGAGTCACGGCCACGAATCAAGGGCATGTCGGGGAGAGAATATCGGATCAGTATTAGAATAAACGGGACCGTACGCCCAGAAATTCTAGTTGAGGCAATGTCACCATCACAAGAATCGGTAATAACGGCAGTGGTGAACAGGGTGGTACGCGAGTGGGTTGATATCGACGGTGAAAGACACAAGGTAAGTCTGTTGAACGATGTAGACTTCCGCTGGCGTTCAGAGGATGTCATCCTTCTTGGTAGTCTCTCAGCGGTACAAAGGTGGTCTGAGAAAGATGCCTTCCTGAAATTCATCCAAGAACCTACTAGCGACCGGTTCAGCATCAGGTAACCTAACGACCAAGGCCGGAATTTCTTTTGAGTGTAACATTCACAGCCTCTTTCTCCGAAAGATAATCCTAGTACAAACTAATCAGACATTCCGATGTTTAGTATATAGAGTAACCAAAAAGGGATGGCTCCGGCTACAATAGAAATAACGGTGTGCAGCTTAACACCAAATCTAAAGTAGAAGGAGCCATCACAAATGAAGAATACCGCAGCCCGGAAGCGAAAACAAGTACCTGAGGGATACCTGATTATAGGAGTTGATCCTCATAAGAAGAAGCATGCCGCGGTGGCCATTACGCAGGACTTCACCATCCGCGATAGATTCAAGTTTGACAATACCAGGGAAGGGCTCGAATTCCTACTACGCAGAATCAGGATAGAGATGGTAAAATCCGATTGCCGGGGAGTTATGTTCGCGATCGAGACGGGAGGCCACTACTGGCGAAATGTGGCGTATTATCTTGATGAGAAGGGAATTCCGTTCCGTTTCATCAACCAGTATACCTTGAAGAGGAGACGAGAGGGGAAGGACCTCAATCGTAGAAAGAATGACTATCGCGACAGTGAGGTGGCGGCGCAGCTCTTGTGTACCGGGGAGTTTGTTGAAAGCGTGATTCCGCAGGGCGTCTATGCAGAGCTTCGCACCGCCCACAATGCGTATCGCCGCCTGGTTAAGGAGAGAACCAGGATCATAAATCTGGTAAAAGGGCTTCTGGACGGGCTTTTCCCAGAGTTCACCCATGTCTTCAAAGACCCTTGTGGGCTGACAGCCCTCAGTGTACTCTCCACCTGTTCTATCCCCGGTGTGATTGCTGGGATGACGGAAGATGAATTTGTAGCTACCATTGAAACGAGACACCGGGGGCGGCTTATGCGGAAGAAACTGATGGCACTTCATTATGCGGCGAGGTCATCTATTGGTATTGCGGCGGGTGCCAAATCGGTATCGTCCGAGATTTCCTTCCTGGTAGAGAAACTCGAGCTCATCAGAGGGCATATCTGTGCCATAGAGAGAACATTAGTCAGGCTGGTGGACGAAACGGAAGAAGGCAAGTACCTGCTCTCAATAAGGGGGCTCAATTATATTGCTGTGGCTGGATTACTGGCAGAACTAGGCTGTTTCAAATCGTACCGGAGTGCCAAACAGATGATTAAGATGGCTGGCAGTAACCCGACCGAATCAGAATCAGCTGGGAAGAGAAAATCACGAACTCCAATGAGTAAGCAGGGGCGCCCGGTACTGAGATACTGCGCATGGACGTCGGTTATCCCGATGCTGCGATTCAACTCTGATTTCCGTGCTTGGGCAAAGCAGAGGCGAGAACGGCCAGCCCATGCCAACCCCCTCAATGGAAGGGAAGTTGTCGGGGCAGCACTCAACAGGCTGTTGCGTTTGTCCTTTGCCATGGTTAAGAATCAGACCTATTACCAAGTTCCAGAACCAGAATTGGCACCGGCCACAGTCTAAAATATTGGAGGTAACGATAACGCATCAGGGTGGGCAGGGAGACGCCGGTCGATGTTTTGGGAGCTCATTTGAGCCAACCCGTGTGCACAACATGGTGCCCCTGCCCTCCTGGCCAAACCCGTATGTGGTATGATGGGATCTTCCATAGGAAGCGAGCCCGTATCTAACAGCTAAGTTGGGAGCCAGGAAAAGAGAGGCTGGGGTCTGCCCACCGATGTGAGACAAGAACAAGGAAATTTAGCTGGAACCATTGACCTACAGGAATATAGTATGTTGTACAGTAAATTGCCCAGGAAGTCTTGTACTTCACTTCGCTATAGAGCAGCCTACAGGTCAAAGGCACAATTCGTCAAAATGTGCAATGAGGACACACCCCGTCAATTCGTGCAGTTCCTAATAGTCAAGTCCTGGGGCGAGAAACAGTCCTTCCTAAAGCATCGGGGGCTCCCCGCCGGCGTGACGGGGAACCCCTACGGGCCTGCCGGGGACCGGACTACCTGGTCGCGGTAACCCGGAGCGTCTCCTCTTTCCAGATGCGGATGCCGAGGATGTTCTCAAGGCCGGCCCGGACGAGCTTGCCTACTTTGGCGACGTCAATCATCTTGTACTCATCCGGGACCTGGCTGAAGTCTTCTATTGCCCACTTTGGAACCATCATCTTCCCCACGGTTCCCATCTCGGCCCGGATGTGGTCGGGTACCGGCTCTACCTTAACCATTTCTACCGGCTCAGTGAGCTCACCCCGGAGCTCCATTTCCGCTGCGGCCGCCTCCATCCGGAGCCGGTTGATTCGCTCGGCCTCCAGGCGCTTCCGGTCCTGCTCTGCCCGGTAGGCCAGTATCTTCTCCCTGGTGACCTTGTTGGCCAGGGCAAGCGGCTCCGTAAGGGTCTTAAAAGCTGTCCGGACAGCCGTCAAGTGGCTATTGATGGGGCCAGCCCACTTCTTCTGCTCAACCTCGATGGCCTTCATCACGCCGGTGATGATACCCAGGTCGTTGGTGGCGCCCTTTACATCCTCACCGCTGGCGATGGTAAGCGCCCGGGCATACTGTGCCAGCCTCACCGCCTGGTCATATAAGGCGATGACCGCCTGGTCCCCCTGGGGCCTGATTTGGATTACGGCCGTGGCCTCGGGCAGCGGCTCCTCGGGTGAGGGGTCGTCGCCCTCATAGATACAGGCCAGCTCATAGGCCCCGCATAGCTCGGGCCCCAGCTGGGCCAGGCTGTATTCACAGGCCGATGAGCCTTCTCCATTGCCCGTGTCCTTCATGTGCTCGCAATACCGGCACAATTTCTGCTTCATTTCTCTTTCTCCTTTCTTATTTGAGTATCAGCTCGCTTGTGTTGCTCATTTTTAAGAAGCGCCCCATCGACCTCTTCAGGCGTTCCCATTGTTTTTCCGTGATAACGATTTCTCGGCCATCGTTATCGAAGATATGCAGGACTGGGTCATTCTCTCCTGGCCTTTTGATTAGCTTCATTTCCCTTTCTCCTTTCTAAAGTAACGGCTGCTGCTCAGGGGGCGCTGCCTTGTGGCGCTTCCTAGTCGGCGCCTTCCACAGGTCCGGCCGGTCCATAAACATCGCCGCCTGAAGCCGGCGGGCATCGAAGGGCTTTCTCTTTGCCTCTTCGAAGTAAAGCGTTCCCGTTTTATCAAACTTACCTTCCAGCATCTTGCCTCCCCGGGGGGGCCGTCGCCGGCCCCCCCTAACCCTTCGACTATCTCGCCCACTTGCCGCAGGCCTGGCACTTCCATGCCTCTCTGACCTCCCCGGTCTTCTTATCCTGCCAGTGGATTAGCTCCATGTCCCCGGTGCTGCCGCAGCTCTTGCAGACGGGCTGGTCCTCACCAAAGATGCCGGCGGGGTCATCTTGAGGCGGCGCCCAGGGAGCCGCTGGCTGCGGCCTGCCGGCAGTTCTGGGGTCTGGGGTTTCCCCAGTGCTCCTGTGGTTCCTGGCGTTGGCCATGTCGAGCTGCGCCTGGTTCATGTAGTGCGGGTCTCCGGAGAGCTGCTGCTCCACCGTGGCGATGTCGGCAAATACCTCGTTCAGGGTATTTGCGAAGATGTTTATTCTCACCTCCTTCGATGTGCCGTTGCGTGCGAGGTATTTCACCTCGGCGTGGTATCGGGTTTCCGGTTGTTCTCCTGCCATTTTCCTTTCTCCTCTCTCTTGTCTATTTTCCTGATGATGGCCTCTGCCGTCTTCAATACTCTGCTGCCAGCCCGGCCCAGGTCTTCCTTTCCTGCCCACTTGCCAATGTAATACCTGGCCCGGTCGTTCTGTATCTCCAGGTGGCGGCATACCAGATAAGCTACAGCCTCAGCTTCGAGCTCCTTTACCGGTTTGGCCATGTCTTTATGGCCGTTCTGGTGTCCCAGCTCACAGTGGGCCAGCTCGTGAAAGTATGTCGACAGCATGGACGCCTTGTTGTCTTTCCGGGTGACGGTTATAGTCCGGCCGTCTGTATGGCCGTTTGACTGGCTGGCTGCCTCGTCAATAACCATTGGATAGCCAAACAGCGCTGCCAGTGTGTCAAGGTCGACCTGGGCGCCGCCATGCACCATTTCCGAATGTCCCAGGTCTACCGGCTCGCCTTCCGTCTGGCTGACGTCGAACACGTGGACCGGTATGAAATGCCTGACTGTCCCGGTGGCGTCGCCGTCCTCCAGCTCCCCGGTCTCCTTGTCTTTCCTGGCCTTGCTGTATATCGGGGCGAAGATGGCAATTCCGTGTTCGCCTTTCCTCACGCACCGGTGATTTTTCAGCCACTGGTGGTAGCCGGCACAAAGCGTGGCGTCTTGCTTCTGGAACAGGATTAGCAGCGTGTTGGTAAATGAGTAGTCGTGGAAGCCTTTCCCCCAGCCTTTAACAAACTGCTCCAGCTTGTCGGGGTCGGTGACAATGGAATTTGCCAGTTCCTCATAGTGCTTAAGTAATTCCTGCGTTTTCATTTCCCTTTTATCCTCCTTTCTTCGGTCCTCTGATTTCGTCGGCCAGGCGTAGATGGGTAATGCGTCCGTAGAGATTTCGCAGCAAGGCATAAGCGTGAAGGTCGTATTTTATAAGTTCTACGTAGGCGAGCCTCTCCTCGAGGACGGCCAGCTCCTCATCCGTGAAGGTCAGCCTGTGTGTCATTTTCCTTTCCCCCTTCTGCCGGGCCTCTCACCCCGGCAAGTCCTCGCTGTCTGGCCTGTCTAGGGCTGGGCCGACCAGTCGAGCTTTCTCATCGCTCTTATGGCTGTCTTGATCTCTTGCTGAGCATACCCTTGTCCCCGCCAGGACCAGTAGGTGTGTATGATGAGCCGGAGCGCTCTGCGGGCCGTCAGCCACTCGCTGAGTGTCAGCCGTGCCCTGGCTCTCTCGTCCAGGCTAAGTGCTCTCATTTCTTTACCCCCTTTTCTAGTAAGAATTTCTCTCTTTCCACCAGTGCCGGATGGGGAAGCCCCAGCCGGTGGCGCCAGCACTTAAGGCAGTATTCCTTGCCTCTTATGATGCCTGAGAGCCCCCACAGGACCTTTCCGCAGTCCTGGCATTTGGGCCGCTTCGCTTTCTTCACCTGGTTACCTCCTTTGCCTTTATTTTCTGGAGCTGCCGCTCCCGGCGCCTGGCCTGTCTCAGTTCTTCAACCCGCTCACACTTCAGGCAGCGCCGCCCGTAGCGCCTCGGGCAGCGCCGATAGCCACATTCCTGAGCCCTGTCCCTCAAGCTTTTCATAGTTTCAACCCTCCCTTCTCTCTCCTTTCCTTTTCCCTCTTTATTCAATCTGACAATCGGGCTTATAAAGCGGCTGGTAACCTGTAAGGGCGAAACGAAGAGAAGCAGACGAAGTCTTTACCTGCCGCTGAGCCCGATAGAATCAGATGGAAGAGGGAAAAGAATCAAGAGTGCAGCTCAACCGGAGGGCGAGTCGGCGATACCGAATACGGCGTAATGCCATCCCCTCCTAATAGAAAACAAATAAAAAGAGCCAGCGAGCCCGACAACAGATGGGGCTCGACAGGTGGGGTGGTGTCTGGGGTGGTGTCTGGGGTGGTGTCCAGTGGCGATGATGAACCGTCCGGCCACTGCTCTGGCACTTCGTGATTGCGTCCCAGGGCTGCGGAACGCGGGCGCGGCGAATGCCCGCCCGACCCGCAAAGCCCGGGTAAGCTGGGGCAGCACCAGCAGGCGATAAGGCGGAGGGGTGGATGTGCCCAGGCCTACCACTCCCCATAGCTTTCTGGGGTAGGGTGGAAAGGCGACTGGTTACAGTCGATGGGGGGGTATACCACTGCCATAACCTTTAAGGGGGTGGAGGCCGACTGGTTACAGTCGGACGGGGTGGGGGTATACCACTGCCATAGCTTTCAAGGAGGTGGGGAATGGACTGCGTAGCAGTCCAGGGGGTGGGGTATGCCTCCCCTGGCCTCCCGTGTGGGGTGGAAAGGCGACTGGAACAGTCGACGGGGGGTGGGGTATACCACCTACTCTCACCTTCAAGGGGGTGGGCGACTGCTCAGCAGTCGCTGGGGTGGGGTGTGTTCCTCTCGACGGCGACGGCTTCGTCGTGGTTGCACCTGCCAGCGGTGATGCCTTTGACGGGCATGGGGGGCTGGGTGGGGGGTGGGGTTCTGCTTACTCTTTCGGCTTCCGTGGCCTTTTCCTCTGCTTGTTTTGTTCTTTTATTCCATGGCTTTACGGCTAGCTTTTGCCCTGTTGTTTTGACCCCCCAGACGGAAATGGGACTCCTAAAAACATCCCCCATGTTTTCCCTTCCCCCGGGGGGTGTGTCGGCGGGAACGAAAATCAGGCCGCCGGCTTGGGCTTCGAACAGGACGCCTCCTCGGGACGGCGAGAGCCGGCTGTCGCTGCCTTCTTCACCGCATCGGCGATGGCGAGCTGCTGGAGCACACTGAGGGCGGGCTGTATCTCGATATTCCCTGAGAAGGCAGCCTCCCTGGTGTCCGTGTTGAAAGTAAAGACAAAGATTATTTGGGGCATTTCTTCTTCTCCTCCTCAAACTTCTCACTCGTAAGCCTCTCGCCCTGGTGGTAATGCTCTACCAGTGCCGACAGCTGAAGCTTTTCGCCGCACTGCCAGCAGAATTGAGCCTCCCTGTCTACCAGGTGGCGGCAGGCCTCGCAGACATATTCCTCAGTAATTTCCTTCGCCTGCTTACCTGTTGCCGGCGAGAAACCAGCGTCTTTTATGTTCTCCAGCTTGATAATGTTGGCCATTATGTGTTCGTCCTCCAGGCCCCGCTGGAGTAGACATAGATATCCCCGGAGCCTGCACCTTTTATCTTGATGCTGCCCTCGGTACCCGCTGCCGAAGTCAGAAAGATAAAACCTCCGTCGGTAGAGGGGTAATGGTATTTAGCGTAAACGCTGTGGAAGCGGCGGTTGCTGGCCCCCAGCGTCCAGGAGCCGTCGTTCTTCGATACGATGGACTGCGTTTCAACATAGTCCCACATGTCCAGCCTCAAGTGCCCGCTGGTATCAATATAGAGCTGGGCGGAATGTGCTCCCCCGGAGTCCTTGAGGGTTAGCTTGCCGCCGGTGATGGTTACGCCGGCGGTGGCATCGATGTCCACCCCGCTTTCGCTGTACCAGTGCCCGCTCACCACAACACTGCTCGTGAGCTTGATGTGGCCTGAGCTTATATCCGTGGCTCTGACTCTCTGATAGGTGGCCCCGTTGGGTAAATCGTCCAGGTTCTTGCCGCTGAAGTGGTCGACATCGGGGCTGCTGCAGGTATGAAAGCCTGTAACATCGGCGCCGCTCTCTACGCCACCAAGTTTGCCCTGCTCCGTAGAGGTGTATTTCTTATAGGTGGCATCCTCGACCGTTGAGGATAGCTTGATATGGCCTGATGATATGTCGGTCAGGAGGACTTTGCCGTAGCTTTCCCCTTCCGCTATGTCGTCTAGACCCCCCAAACATTCCGCCAGGAGAATGTGCCCCGCAGATATATCGGTCACCGCTACCCTGCCGTAAAGCGCTCCATCCGCTATGTCGTCGATGTCCCCGGCGGCCTCCGAGAGCAGGACCTTGCCAGCGTCCAGCACGGCAGCCAGTGTCCTGCCGTAAGTCGCTCCGTCGGCGAGGTCGTCCAAATCGGACGGCGGGACGCCGGTGTCCCACAGATTGACGCCGCCCTCCGCCAAATCGTCCGTGCTGCCGGCGCACTCCGATAGCTTGATATGCCCGGCTTCAATATCGGTCTTCGCTACCCTGGCGTAAACCGGACCGTCGGGAATGTCGTCGAGATCGGCATCGCCCGGCATCCTGGTCGTCGGGTCATAGCCTGTCGCAAAAACACACTGGTCCGAGAGCTTTATCTTGCCAGCCTCGAGCTGGGTTGAGAGGACCCTTTGATAGGTGGCTCCCTCCGGAATGTCGTCGAGGCTATTACCAGCAAGGTCGAACTTGGCCGTCGGGTCATAGCCTGCCTTGTAAAAGATATTCTCGTCCAGCTTAACCTGGCCGGCGTCGAGGTGGAGGCTTTTAACCCGGGCATAGGTCTCCCCGTCGGGGAGGTTATCCAGGTTATCGCCTATTTGAGAGAGGTCGACATTGCCGTCCGGGTCGAGCCAGACCATGTCGAGGTTCTCGGCCTGGATGTTCTCGGCATAAAGGTCTTTGACCTTCAAGCGGGTAAAATACTCCTCGAGCTCATCGGTGCTGGAGAGTCCCAGACTTGCGAGCACCTTTCTGACATTCGTCCAGGAGCCGAAGCTGAAGGTCATCCGCCAGAGCGGGCTGCCAGCAGTGTAGCGGCGGGTAAGGGAACCCAGGGTACCTATCCTGAAGTCATTCTCCCGCTCATCGGTTACCTTCACATAGTCGAAGACCTCGGCGCCGGCATTCAGGGGGACGCTGGCATCTCCTGCCTCGCTCCAGAGCCGGTGCCCGGCCAGGATAGCCCCGGCAATACTGGCCGCCTGGGCATCGCTCTCAAGCCTCATCTGCTCGTAGTCCCGCTTGGGCAGGAGCGCATAGGACTCGTTATCCTGGGCATGCCCGGAATACTGGGGCTCGTCGTCGGGCTGGCTCATGACCACGATGTAATTCGGGACGACCAGCCGGTGCCGGTAAGCTTTAGAGAAAAAGGTGTGCCCGCTCTCAAGGCTGTATTCATAATCGTAGACTGCCCCGGTGGTAACGGGCTCAAAGATATGGACGCTGCCGTCGGCCCCGGCCCGCATCACGCACTTCGTGTAAGAAAGCAGCCGCCGCACCGCCGCCAGGCGAGAGCCTCCGACATATATCCGGAAGCTGTCTCTCGGCTTGAGGGAGTCAATCAGGCCGTCCTCGCTGTCCCAGGCTACCTCATAGGCGGCGCAGTGATTAAAGCAGGCCAGGGTGGCCCCCAGGATTTCACCTGAGAGCGTCTTGACTGTCTTAACATCGGCGGAGGTTGGAATATAGCTCGTGCTGGCTTTATCGTCGGCCATCAGGTTCGGTATGCCGGCCAGCTCAAGGATGCAGTCCAGCTTACCGGGGGATGAGTTGAATTTCTGGCTCATCACCCATAGGGGGGCACAGGCGGAGTACTCCTCGCCGGCGGTGGTGACGGCTCCGTAGCTTATAACCGCCTGGTAGCCCTTGAGGTCGAGGGAGGTCAGCGCCCCGTCGGAATTGTCTAACTTGAGCTCAGCCCGCTGGGTATACGGCTCCTCGGTGTGCTTTATGTCAAGTATGCGGTCCCGGGTGTAAGTATAAGAGCTTACCCCGTGGGTTAAGACAACCTTGACCAGGGCATCGATGGACGCTGCCTTTTGCGCTGCCTTAAGGGTCTCGGTGAGGGTTCTCACTTATTGCCTCGCTTAATTTTTTTCAGGGAAACAAATCACGAGCGCACTCCCGTGGGGAAGCGGTATTTAGCTACGATTTGTTTTGCGCTTTAGCGCAAATACTTAATGTATTATTTCTCATCCCCTCCCCTCCCGTTTTGCACCGAAGGTGCAAATTTCTGGCCTTCGATGTACTCCTTCCCCCAGAAGAAGTGGCCGAAGATAAAGCCGGTGGTGAAGACGCCCATTATTTCGAGCACCCTTATCCAGTCGAAGTGGTGCCCCAGCGCCACGCCGGCGGCCACCAGGCCGATGATCCAGACGAACTCGGCCTTGTGCCACAGGTCCCGGGTGATATAGGTCCAGGGGCGGCCCCCGATTCTCGACCAGAGCTCCCGGTAGAGGTTCATTTGTTGCCTCCCTGACGGTCTCCCCTCTCCCGCTTCAGGGCCTCGAGGCCCAACTTGAGTGCGGTGAGTGCGTCCGGGTCAACCTGGAAGACATTCTGCTTGACTTTCCATTCCAGGATTTCGATAGCTTCTTCTCTGGTCATTCTCTCCTCTCTCCCCTCATTCGTTATAGAGCTGGCTGGAGCGTATGCGGTTGCGCCTTCCCAGCCTCTTCAGCCTGTCCTTGAAGGTCTCGAGCCTGCTCTTAGCCCGGGAGGCGAAGGACTTCGAAAGGTTGCTATACTGGGCGGCGCTCGCCTGGTGTCGGCCCGCCTCGCTCAGGAAAGGCTTCGTCGTGGCGATGTAATGGGAGGCGGTGGTCAGATAAGCCTGCCTCTTCCTGTTAAACTCCCTCGCCTGGCTGGTAAGAGCCAGGGCGCTGCCGGTATAGCGGCTCCCCGCCTCAAGGTTGGCGTCACGCTTCTTAGAAAGCTCCGAGGCGGCAGAAAGCTCCCGGCCGGCGCCGTCGAGGTTTCGGGCGGCTTCACTTAAGAAGTCGTCTGCCTGGCGGTTATAGCCCTGGGCAATCCCGGTCTCCCTCTCGGCGTATTCCGCCCACTTCCCCGCGGCATCGCCTCCGATGTTGACGGTATTGATGAGGTCGCCGCCGGTACCCAGGTCGGCTGCTGCCAGGGTGAGGCGGGCCGGTATGGACGCCAGGGCGGTCTCCGCGTCGGAAAGGTTAGCAACGGCGGCGTCTATCCTGGCCTGGGCGCTGGTTAAATAGGTCCCGATGGCTTCATCTATGGAGCCGGCGCCGACAGCGATAGCGGCGGCAACGGCCGCCGATGCCTTGTCAACCTCAGCGGCGGCACCGGTGAGCTTCGTTGCTATCTCGCTATCGACATCGGCCGCAGCGGAGAGGCTGGTTTCGGCCTTGGTAACCTGACCGGCAACCCGGGCCAGGGCGGTAGAGGCACTCTCGAGGGCAGCCTGGGCCAGCTCGACCAGGGAGTGGTCGGCGTAGGCCTCCAGGGCGTAGCCCGCCGCCCCCGCGGTAACGATGTCCTCGTGCTTCGTGGGAATAGTGGAGCCGAGGGCGTTCAGGACATGCATCGTCCCGTAATATACCTGGCAGTTGCCGCCGTTGGGGGCGTCGCCGGTGATTAAGGTCAAGGTGTCCCCCCAGATGGAGAAGCGCTGGTACCTGATGGGAAACTCGTCCACCGGGTACTCGACCGCCTGCACCATGATGCGGTCTTCCAGGCTCGAGATACCAACCTCCCTCGAGCCGGCGGTGGTGGGGAGTAGAGCCATCGCCGGCAGGGGCACCCTCTCCGACAGTTCCTTAACGGCACGCTCGATGTGCCGGGTCAGCTCGTCATCCGACCACCGGTAAGGGGAGGTCTCGTCCTTCAGGTCCCGCCTCACCAGGGTTATCATATCGGTTAAATTCATATGCTCACCTTCCCTCCGGGCGGCAGCCTCATTCCCCCGCCCTTAGCGGCGTGGCTCAGGAGGGCGGCGTAGCGGTCCTCGCCCTCGCCGGTCTCCGCTTTAACCAGGGCAGCCAGAAGCGATATGAGCGCCTCCGCCCCGCTGCCGCTATCGACCATGACCAGGCCTTTAGCAAGCAAGGCGTCCGCCCCGCTGCCGCTATCGGTCTTTATCAAGTTTGCCAGAAGCGATATAAGGACTTCAGTCCCGCTGCCGGCTTCGCTCCCGGCCAACGCCGCTAACAATGATAGCACGGCGTCCGTTCCGCTGCCGGCTTCAGCCCTTGCCAGACCGGCTAATAGAGATAAGGCCTCAGCCCCGCTGCCAGTTTCAGCCAGGCTAAATAGAGCCGCCAGAACCCGGGCGTCCGTGCCGGCTCCCGTATCCTGGGCGGCAGCCGCAAAGAGAAGGCCGGCAAGCTCGGCGGCAGCTCCCGTATCCCCGGCCGCCAGGGCCCCCAGCACCGACAGCGCTGCCTCGAGCCCGCTTCCCGCCTCGCTCGACAGGGCAAGGGCTCTATCACGCAAAGCCTCAAGCCCGCTGCCAGTCTCAGCTCCGGCCAGGGCGGCCAGCAGTGATGCCAGGCTGTCGCTCCCCGAGCCTGCCTCTGCCCGAACTAAAGCCCCCAGAAGCGAGAGCACTGCCTCACTCCCTGAACCAACCTCTGCCCTAGTCAAGGCGGCCAACAGTGATGCCAGGCTGTCAACCCCGGTGCCGCTATCAGCCCGGCTTAAAATTCCAAGCATTGATATGAGCGCCTCGAGCCCGCTGCCAGTTTCGTCCCCGGCGAGCTCTCCCAGGAGCGATAGAAGACTGTCGGCTCCGCTGCCGGCTTCAGCCCTTGCCAGACCGGCTAATAGAGATAAAGCCTCACTTCCGCTGCCTGCCTCAGCCCCAATGAGGGAAGCCGCTGCCGAGAGCAAAGCCTCAACCCCGGAACCGCTATCAGCCCTTGCGAGAGCCCCCAGGAGTGACACCAGGGTGTCTACCCCGCCACCGGTATCGTTAGTAGCAGCCAGCAAAGCGGATAGCAAAGCAAAGGCCTCGAGCCCGCTTCCCGCCTCGCTCGACAGGGCGAGGGCTCTATCGAGTAAAGCCTCGGCTCCCGAGCCGGTCTCGCTCTTCAATAGCTGGGCCAGTAACGCCGCACTGGCATCTATCCCCGAACCGCTATCAGAGCGGAGGAGCACATTGGCATATTTAATCAGCTCAGCCAGGGCATCCAACCCGGCGCCTGCTTCAGTTGAAGCCAGAATTGCCAGAATAAGGCTGGTTTCAGTTCCCAGGCCGGTATCCGCTTTTATAATGCTGGCAAGCTGACCGACCTTCGAGTCCGCGCCGGCAGCAGTATCAGCCCTGAGCAGGGCGGCTACCAGGGCGGAGGTATCCCCACCGGAGCCTGTCTCGGTATCAAGCAGTGCCGATATAATCAAGCCGGCTTCAACGCCGGCACCGGCCTCGGCTAACACAATCGCCCTGGCAAGTAACGCTTCTACCCCGGAGCCGGCCTCAGCCCCGGTCAGCGCAGCCAGGAACGATAACCTGGCATCCACCCCTGAGCCGGCATCGCTTCTTGCAAGGGCGTTCAGCAGTGAGGTCAGGCTGTCACTCCCTGAACCTGCCTCTGCCCCGATGAGGGCGGCGGCTGCCGAGAGCAAAGCCTCAGCCCCTGAACCTGTCTCAGCCAGGGCAATGGCCCTACTGAGCAAAGCCTCAGCTCCCGAACCAGTCTCTGCCCCGGCCAGGGTGGCCAGAAGCGATGCCAGGCTATCAACTCCAGCACCGCTTTCAGCCTTGGTTAAAATTCCCAGAAGCGATGTCAAGTTATCAGCTCCAACACCGGCCTCAGCCTTGCTTAAAGCTGCCAGTAATGATGCCAGACTATCACTCCCTGAGCCTGCCTCTGCCTGAACCAAAGCCCCCAGCACTGAGAGCACTGCCTCAGCTCCCGAACCGGCCTCTGCCAGGGCAATAGCCCTACTCAGCAAAGCCTCAGCTCCTGAGCCAACCTCTGCCCCGCTTAAAATCCCCAGGAGCGCTGCCAGGGCGTCGGAGCCGGAGCCGGCCTGACTTGCGGCAATATCCCGCCCGGGCAGTGAATCTATGCCGCCGCCACTCTCCGCCCTGTTGAGTATCGCCTGAGCCTGGGCGAGGACATCGGAGCCTGAGCCGGTCTCGGTTCTTGCCTGGGCAGCGGCGGGAGCCGACGCTTCGGCACCCGAGCCGGTATCAGAAGATTGACAGTCTTTATCCGTGGTAAAATCAATCTCAGCCCCATAGCTATAACCTGCTGAGTTATGGGCATAAGCTCTAGCGTAATATTTAGTTCCCTGGTCAAGCCCGGTCAGGCTTCTGGTAAAAGCTCCCGTGCCAAAGTCTCCGCTCTGGTCTTCATAGTCATCATAGGCTGTGCTGCCAGGGGCAACATTCCCCGGGTCTCCCTTGCTTGTCTTTCCGTAAACTATCCCTCTATGGTCAGCATTTGCTCCACCTGTGGCTGTGATATTGCCGTTACCTGTAGCCGTGGCTACTCCTACACTGGAGGCTGCCTGAGTGGTGACTGTGGGGGCTACTACTGGTAGTGTGTAATCAACCTCTACGTAAACCTGACTGCACTTACAACTTCCTCCATAAGCCCCCTGAGACAACCCTACCTGTAAAGATGTGAGGTCAGCCCAAGTCCAGGCAAGCCCTGTTTTAGGATTCAAAGTTTTTTGCTCGCTATAGTCATCCCAACTAGCGCCTACATTCCCAACCCTAGTCCCAGTATAGGGAGAACCTCCAGCTACATAATAAGGTGTAAATTCTCCGTAATACCACGTTCCATTCATGTCAGCGTGAAAACCATATTCTCTATAATGGAACTTGATATAATTGATGACTCCTGACCCAGAGGGGCTAGTTAGGTTGTATACATCAGTATTTGAGACGTGACCACCACTGATAACATAGGTTGTGGCGTCATCAGGAGAAGCCTCATCTACTTGCTCAAAATTATGGAGCGGGTCTGCCGCATGATAACTACCGTTATAGTAGCCATTTTGAGTGAATAAACCGGCGCCATTCGGTCTTAGGTATTCTTTAACCATCAGCGCCACATCCCCGCAAGGGTGTCCATTAAAGTTTCTCCTTCAGGAGTGTATGCTCGACCAATAACTACATCACCTGCTGGACTTATTATGTCTCGTAATAAGCGAGAGCCTTTTCTTACTTCAACCTTAAATTCTTCCCTAGAGGAAAAGCCAAGCTCCTGTAGGTTCAACTCATCATTAGAAGTAAAGAACTCACCGAGGGAACTAAAACCCGACTTTCTTAAATCATCCATTAGCTTTTCCAGCAGCGGGGTGTGGTCTTCGGATATACCTTCATACCAGCCACCAGCGTGGAGTTGGCGGTGCGCCTCACGGTAGGCATCAACCGCCAGCCTGGCACTGAGAACCCTGTCATTGTCCGATGCTTCAGCCATTTACTGCTCCCCGGGGGAGCGGAGTTTCCCCCGCCCCCCTGTTCTCGGTCTACCCTATGGAGTATTCCTGCATGGGGCTAGCTCAGGGTGATAGTGACTTCCAGCGTCCAAGTCCCTGTGGTCTTCGTCCCCAGGGACTCCACCTTGCGGTTCAAGCACTTGGCGCTGGTCGATTGCTTGACGACCCACTCGTTCCAGGCGTAGTTAGCGTCAGCCGAGCCGAAGCTGGACTTGAAGGTTGCCTTCTGGAGAGTAGAGGTAGGGAAAGTTGCCTCCATCGCCTTGTAGGTCTTGTTGGTGGCTGCCTGGAGGTCGGTCTGGGTGGCAGCGGCGGCCGTAGTGGAGTCTCCCACGCCAATCTGGGCATGGGTGTTATCAAAGATGTGGTCGGCTCCGGTAACTACCCCCGTGACCAGGTCCCATATCTCGTTAATGCCTGAGTTCAAGAGGCAGTTGCCCTCTCCCTCCTTTACCTCATAGGGGATGGTGCCCTCCAGGAAGGCTTTCCTTCCCTCCGGGGTCTTTTGAGCATCGATGTCGCCGTGCCTTTTCTCCAGGCGGTAGCGGCAGTGCCAGTTCGCCCGTTCTTCCGCTTCCCCACTGGAAGTGTGCTCCATTGTTCTTTCCATGTTAGTCCTCCTTCTAGTGGAGGGGCGAGGACTCGAACCCCCGCCCCTTCTCACTACTCCTAGGCGTGCGTGTGGTCTACGCGGCTGTTTAAGAAAAACATCACCTTTGTTGCCGAGAGGGCAACGCCGATGATGACGTCACAGTCACCGCTGGTATCAGGCACCGTCTCGGTAACCTTCCCGTTGTCGGTGCCCTCGGCGACATAGACATAGGCGCCGGCGGTAGCCCCGGTGTAGCCGCCCACCACGGGATTGGCCGATACGGGGACCTCATCACCGACAGCGCCGCCCCTCAAGGCGACTACCCTGCCCTGGATGGCGGTCCCGACGGTGGCCAGGGCCCGTTTCCAGCCCGAGCTGTAGCCGAGCACGTCACCCACCTTACATGCCTCAGCCAGGGTGACGGTCTGGGGCTCCGTGCCCCTTCCCGAGTCCAGGATTTTCCTTCCGGTCGCTGGGTCTGCAAATGCCATAGTAAAACTCCTTTCACCTTATTTTGCGCTTTAGCGCAAATACAGAATGTGTTATTCCTTATCCCTCCCCCATCCTTCCGCTTCCCCACTGGAAGTGTGCTTCTAATCCTGCACGCCGATTAGGGCGGCTGCCTTGATAGCTGAGAAGAGCGCCAGGGAGCAGTACCACTTGATGCGGGTGCGGGTAGCATCCTTGGTCTCCAGGGCGCCGATGGGCTCCACGGTGATGTGCCCCGGTGAAGTCAGGCCTGCCAGGCTCCCCTCACCAAACTGCAGGGCGTAGATGGTGGAGTTGGCGGCCCCGGTGGTCAGCGTCTCGACACTGCCACTGAGGGTGTGGGTGTTCAGGATCCAGTCGCTTACCCCGATGGGGATGCCGTTGTAGAGCTGGACGAACTCCCCCAGGGCGCCGCTCCCGACCTCGAGGTTGTTGCCGGCTGCCCTTGCCAGGGCGTTAATCTTGCGCCTCGAGCGCCGGCTCATCAGGAGGATGTCGGGCTTGCCTCCCTTCACCGCATCGATGAGCTCGTCAATCTTTGCCAGTGTCAGCGTCGCCCCGGTGGCGGCCATCGCAATTACCTGGTCCGATGCGGTGGCGGTATCGATGAGCTTCTTTATGCCGCTGAACTCCTTGGTGCTGGTGGCGGCGTCCCCGTAGATGAACTTCTCCTCGAAGGAGTGGCGGAGCGCCTTCGCCTTGAGCTCGATGACCGCCGTCTCGATGTCCTGGATGTTGGAGCGGGTCGCCTTCAGGAAATTGTCCACGTCGGCGTCGCCGCCCATGATGCAGAGGCTGGCCGTCACCTGGGTAAACGTGGGCGTGCTTTCCTGCCAGGTATCCCCGACATCGTAAAAGTCGATGGTGGGGAGAGCGTTCTCCTTGTTGTAGGTAAGGCCGTTACCCACGATCTCGATAAAGGGGAGGTTCTGGAGGACGGGGGAGTCCTTGATGATGGTCTCGACTACCCCCTGCACGAGGATATCGTTTGACAGCTTGGCTGCCTCGGTTAGTGTTAATGCCATTTTCTAAACTCCTTTCACCTTATTTTGCGCTTTAGCGCAAATACAGAATGTATTATTTCTTATCCCTTCCCCTCTCCGAGTTTGCTTCGGCTACGCCTCGCAATAACGGAGGGGTCTGGGGTTTCCCCGGTGTCTATTTATTGTTCCGGGTGATGGCGTACTTGATTTTTTCGGTTGAGCTTAAGCCGGACAGGTCAGGCGCGGTTCTCGCCGGTGCCCCCGCGGGGACCGTCACCGCTTTTGCCTCGGCTGCCAGGCCTTCTTTCACCTTGCCGACGATGCCCTTCGCCTTCTCCAGGGAGCCTGAAATCTCCTCGATGCTCTCTCCGGTAACGAGCTCCCCGGGGACGGCGGGATTTGCCTCGAGCACCAGCGCCTTGTAGCTTCCGACGGCGGAGGTAAGCCCCTCGGTAGCCGCCTCAAGCCTGGCCGTCAGTCCCCCAATCTCCTCACGGAGTGTGGCCTCCCCCGTCTCGCCGGCTTTGAGCTTCTCGTCCTTCCCGGCAACCGATTCGGTGAGTGCCGTTAGCTGCCCCTGGACTTCGCCAAGTTTGGAGTCCCTCTCGGCAACGGCCGCCTCAAGCACCCCTATCTCCTCACGGAGTGTGTCCCCGGTTCCCTTAGCCTCGAGCTCCCCCTTAAGGGCCCCCAGCTCACCGGTAAGGGACTGCTTCTCGGTCTCCAGGTTAGCCACTGCCTCTTTAGATGAAGCCAGCTCGTCCTGTAATGCGTTGACCTCTTCCTCTGTAAACATTGTTTACATTTCTCCTCTCTTGGGGTCTGGGGTGTCCCCAGTGCCCCTATTCTTCAGCGCTTTCCCCCTGGGACTCTACAGCTCTCTCTCGCGCTCCGCCCCTGGTGGACTTGGCGTTAAAGTCTCTATTCATGGAGAGTATCCGGCCCCTCTCCTCAAGCCACCTTGTAAACTCGGACTCGGGGTCCACTACCCCCAGCTCGTCCATGGCACATCTCCGGGAGTGGATGCCGGTCTGGACCATGAGCTGCTCACTCTGCACCTGGCGGGCCAGGTCCTGGGGCAGCACCGGCCCCCAGACAAGCCTTAAGTGGTTGGCTCCAAAGTTTGCGCCGGTATATTTCTCCAAGAGCTTAAGGACCATCTCGTTCCGCCGGTTGTAGGCGGCGGTCCTGATGACCCTCTTTCGCTTGACCTTCTGGAGGAGCGGGTGCAGCTCAATCTCAAGAGCTACCCCGGAGAGGTCCCGCTCGATGCCCCCGAAGGCCGCCCGCGGGGACTCCCCGATATCGTGCAGGGTGCGGTAGAGGAGATTGATATACTCAAGGTGCATCCTGACGCCGCCCCCCTGCAGCAGGTCTAAAAGATAGGCCTTGGCGTCCTCGGGGATATTCCAGACCGCCCCGGGCTTGACGGCGATATCCTCCGACTCCTCAATGTTCTCAAGGACGGCGATGGGGTTACCGGATAGCTCAAGGATGCGGGAGAGCTGGCTCATCGCCCGGTTGAGCTCCCGCTGCGTCTCCATGATTTGCGGTATATCCGATGCCCCCCAGAACTTCTTGGGCTCCCGGAGGTTGGGGAAGATGATAAACGGGATAAAGCCGTAGGGGTTGGGTTTGCTCTCGACCGGGGCATTATCGAGCCAGAGCTCGAAGGTTGCCTGGGTCCAGACTTCGACCAGGGTCGCTGCCTTTCCCTTCGGGGTGATGCCGTAAAGAAGCTTTACTTCTTCAGCGCTTAAGGTGTACCTCGAGGCGACCCGCCATACCCGGGAGACGTCGTCCCCCAGCCACCAGGCGTAGATGCCCTGGACATCGGGGGCGGTGACGCGCACCGCTTTATCGCCAACGTCCCAGGTGACCTTGAAACAAGCGTCCCCCAGGACGGCGCAGTCGATCTCGGTATCGAAGTCGAGCTGGTCTAAGTGGTTGGCCTCGTAGACCTGGTAAAGGGCTGTCTCGGCTGCCCGTGCCTTACTCCGGGCTTCATCGGAGTCCTCCACGGCGTCCACGGCGAAATCAAGGCCGCTCATCAGGTAGCTCGTGACCTTGTCCACCAGGGTCTTGGCGTAGTTGAAGGTAAGCCTTTTCTCTCCCCTTATCGCCCTCCCCTCCCAGTGGCTGCCGTGGTAGAAGTCCAGCATCTCCCGGTAGGCCTTCATGCGGTCACGGTCCATCTGGGCAAGCTGCAGAGGCACTGGGGAAACCCCAGACCCCTTGTTAATGAATTGGGTAATAGCGGCCTCATTCAAAGCCATGTCTTGTGCCCCCCTTTGCCCCCCGGGGCTGGTAACCGGCGACGGCCCGGGCCAGGAGCGCCAGGCTCATCAGGAAGTCGTCGTGTCCCTCTCCCGGGTCGACATAGAAATTCATTGTCTGGCTGGGGCGGTACTGGCTCTTTGCCCGCTCCATCTCAAACCAGAACTCCTTAAATTCATCCGAGCCGTCCCCCCGGTACATCTTCAGCCGGCCCGAGTTGATGGCTGCCAGCAGCCCGAAGCCCAGCTCCGACTTCGACGGGGTAGAAAAGGTAAAGGGCTCCACCCGGCTGCCCAGGGCGCCTTTGAGAAACGATGCCACCGGCTGGCCGACCCCGGTAGAGTCAACGACAATCCTTTTGCATTTCCATACATTCTTGAGGATATCGACGAGCTGGGGATAGAGCTCGGCGTGTTTCTTCCCCGTCCACCGGTAGTGCTCCACGACCTTGAGTCCAGGGCCTTGAGTCTTGAGTCTGGGGTCTGCCCAGCCTGCGGCAGCAAGTGGGGTGAAGTCGAGCTCGCCGATGGTAACTACCGTCGAGTCCTGGCGGGGTTTTAAGGACCGCAGCATGGCGTCTTCCGCCTCCTCGGCCTCACCCGCCAGGTCGATGCCAGCGACATAGGTCTTGCCTGGCTCGGCCTGGTGGCAGCGGGAGTGCTCCCCCTGGAGCTGCGCCCGCTGCTCATGAGACAGGAAACCACCGCCGCCCCTGATAGGCAATAAGCGGTACTGGGTTAAGAAGAGCGGGTGGTCCTCACCCAGGCGCTCTCTCTCGGCCTCCACATAGGACAGGTATTCGGGGTTATATTTAGCCACTTCCTGCCAGTCGTAACGGAAGTGCCTTTTTAAGCCGTCGGTTCTCTCCAGTTCCAGGTTGGTCTGCTTGACTTCCTCGAGCAGGGTGCTGTCGTCCCAGGTCGTCCCGTAGTGGACGGTGGTGACGTTGGTGGTAGCC